GAAACAGTACCTGAAAAAGATTGGTTTATAGCAGGGTTATATAAAAATTTATAATCACTCATTATATTCTATCGTTTCTATCTCTTAATCTACGCTCTGTATCGTTGCTTCTAAGGTCTTTGCTAGATACAAAGGCTCTCATAGGCTTACTTGTCTGTATAGCGGTAGAGACTGTAGCCTCAGCAATAGCTTTTAGGTAATCTACACTTTCGTTAGCTTGTGCTGTAACTAAACCTCCGTTAGCAAACATATGCTTACCCGACATAGGTCTTGTCTTGTAAGAGTCGTTTATTTTTTCTAACAGACCCTTGTGCATAGCGGTAGCTCGTTTATTTACAACAAACTCACCACCTTCCATTTCGTAACCTCCTTGACCCTGAACACTAAACGGCACACCACCCTCAGAGTGGCTTGGTCCATTGACTATACCCCCTTTAGCAAACCGCTTAGGGACAAACTGCTTACTATTGATAGCTGCTATTTCAGCTCCAAACGATGCCACAGCTAATGCTGCAGATATTTTTGCTTTCAATGCTGTAGTTATAGGTTCACCTGCTTCACCTCTCTTAAACATATTAGGAATAATAGATGCTAAAGCAACGGCTAAATCTGTAGTAGCATCTGTTCTTTCTTGTTTTTTCTGAGATTCAAATATCTTTTTGTTTATAGCGTTTTCCTTGGCTAACTGCGCTCTCTGTAATTCAATTTGCTTTGTTTTAAACTGAGACTCTGTAATTAACTGATTATCTAACTGAGACTTTAAAATGTCGCTTTCTATGTCTGCATTTCTTTTTACAGATTCCAATCTAGCTTTTTCTTGATTCTCATAATTCTCTTGCCTTACTTCAGAGAAGTTATCTATAGCATCTGCAGTTTTTGTAAGAGCATCAATGATAACATCCTCAAAGCTAAACAAATCTTTATTCTTTTTTATGAAGTTTATAGTTTCTAGTAGACTCTTTGTTGTTAAGTCCATTGTTCTTTTTGCAGCCTTTGGAAGACCTACGGAAACTTCTTCTGCAGCACCTTGAAACACTTTCTTTAAACCCCTTACAAAATCAGAGTTTTCTCCATATAATTTTTCTGCCTCTGAAATAATATCTTCTGCATTTCCAAACAATGCTGTAAGCAAGTCTACCTGTAGCAAGAATTGCTCATCAGATATTCCCTCTACTAAATCTTCTTTAATTAGTTTCTCCTGCTCTTTTATAGCTTCTATAGCGTCTTTTAATTCATCTTTTAATCTTTTTTGTTCTTCTTTTGTTCTTGTTTCTTTATTCTTTGCAATAGCGGCTTCACTATTTTCTAGGTTTCTAACTGACGCTAAAAGCTCCTCAAATAAAGCAATCCTTTTTTCAAGAACAGTAATTTCCTCAATACTTAATCCTCTTTGATTCTCTCTTGTGCTTTGCAATCTAGTTAGTTCTGATTCAAGACCTTTAGTCACTCTTAGACTTTCTTCATCAGTCATCACACCTTCTTTGGCTGTAGCTACTAATTTTTGAGTCATTTCAACAGCAGCTCCATATTGCTCATTTGTTGCTAACTCTAGTATTCTTTGCTCTCTTAAAACTTTGGCTCTTTCGACACTCATTTTTATGAGTTCATCCAAGAATCTACCTGCATCTTTCATTGAGCCGTTTGACTTGGTTTGCAAAAATTCACTTAGCCTGAGCTGAGGGTTTAATTTCTTTTGAGCTTTAAATTGTTTTTCAACTATTTTTAATTGCATTGAAGTTAAATCGCCTCCTTCTCTAAGTATTTGGAATAATGCCTCAGAACCTGCTTCTTGCTCTTTTTGCGTGGTATTAAACTGTATCAAAGATGTAGTCAAATCATCGAAAGACTTTTCACCTTGTTCTGATGCGTTAGACAAAAACTTAAAAGCCCTTGCCTGACCTGCAATCCTAGGGTCTAGTCTTTCAATAAGTTCTATAAAAAATTCAGTTTGTGTAATGTAATTACCAATACTAATAGATGCTTTATTATATGCTGAAGACAACAAGTCTATCTGACCCTGAGTAGAAGACATCTGAACTGCATTTGCTCTTAGCAACCTTGTACTATCGTTAACCTCTCCGTTCAAGTCGTCAAACTCATCAATAGTGTCTGCAAGGATAACAGCAGCACCTGCACCTCTTTGACCAAATATTTCAAAAGCCTCAGCCGCATCTAAATTGTTTTTAGCTAACTGTTCTACAAAGTCTCTAAAAGGTATTCCTTCTTTAGCTGCTTCACTAAGAACTCTCCTAAGACCTGTACCTGCCCTAGATGCTTTCAAACCGTTATTAGTAAGCAACCCTAAGAAAGTAGCTGTTTCATCGAAGGTTAATCCTACCTGACTTGCTAATGGACCAACATACTGTAACGCTGTACCTAGGTCTGTTAGTGTTAAGGCACTCTCGTTTACAGCACCTACTATTACGTTTGAAAATCTACTAGCTTCTGCGGCGGTTTGGTTGAATTGGTTCAGAGCCTTCTTTAGAGCTTCGGCAACTCCCCCAGGCTCTTCACCTAGTGCCTGAGCTAAGAGAGCCACAGGTTTTGTTAACTGACCAATCTCTTCTGCACTAGAGCCTAACTTACCTAATTGTTTTTGCAGTTCTGCAATTTGTATAGCTGTGAAAGAAGTAGTACCTGCTACTTCAAAGACTACGTTTTCTAAAGATGCTAACTCTTCCTTTGTTAATGCTGCAACAGCTCTAAGTTCAGCCATTGCTTTTTCAAAAGCTATAGCTCTTTTTGCTGATTTTACAAATAGCTCATTAAGTAAAGCTGTAGCACCTTGTATGATTTTATAGGCAATACCTAGTCTACCAAGTGTCTTTATGGTTTTTCCTAAGCTGCCAAAAAATCCTGTGTTAGATTTAGTAGACTTTTGTGTGGCTAAAGAATATCTTTTCTGAGCATTTGCAGCTTGGTCAATTAACTTTCTGTGCTTAGGAAGTCTATCTTCTAATTTTCCTTGACTTTGAGCTAATTTTTTTGAAGCGCCTGCAGCTTGTTGCTCTAACCTGTTTTTTTCTTTAAGTCTCTTATTGTAAGCATCAGTACCTTTGTCAAGCTGACTCAACTGCTTTTGTACAGCCTGTAGTCTGTCAATGTACTTATTTAGAGTCTCTATATTTTTTCTGTTCTCAGATAGTGCCATTATCTACTGAATAATTTTGTAAAGCGAACCATTGTTTGTTCTGTAAACAAGTTGGTAAGCCTATCGTTAATATTTTGTTGAGCCTTAGCTAGTGTAGCTTCAACGCCTCTGTTCTTATAATAGAAGGGATTATCAAAATCATATCTCTTTCTTAAACCCTTTCTTTGTATAGACCTTTTAATAACAAATGCTAACTTGCTTACCTCATGGTCTTTTGACTTGTCTAAGGTCTTGTCACCTATTTTAAAGTTAGCCTTACTATTAATAATCCACCCCTTTAATCTGCTAAAACCTTCCTCGCTTACATTCCATCCACCTGAAGGAGAACGCTTAGTAAGCCTGAAGTATTTTTTAGCTACACCAAATTGTATATTTGTTCTTATCGTTATACTGCTAGGTATGCCTTGAGACATCTTGTACACCCTCACAGACACAGCCTTTTTGCCGTCTTCACGAGCTAAGAACAAGTCATCTCTCCTAGGTGTTAAAGAGCCTGACTCATTAGGGTTGGATAGCCCTCCTGAAACGATTAGACTGTTACCCTTTATCTTACCTACCATTGCATTTATAATACCTGCCTTTCTAAACTGCTTGGCTATTTCTGCAACGGCAATGAGCCTGATTCTATTTTGATACTGCTTCCTAGTCATCTATCTCTAGAATGTCAGGTTTTCTAGACAAGGTAACAGTAAAGTCGCACACAGCTCCTGATATGTTATAGTCTTCTGCCTCAATGCTTGAAAGCTCCACATCTTGAAATTCTACGATGTAGTCTTGCTGCGCTAAGTAATCTTGCAACTGACCCATAACGAAAAGATTTTCTTCTATGGATAACATATACGATTGGTCGTTACGAGAAATACACTTGTCGAGAACCGCCACAGAAAAATCTATTGAGTACACAGGATTGTTGCCTTCTCTAGATATGTTTGCTATCTGTGGAGTAATGATTAGTTGCTTATAATCAAACTCCCTGTTAGCTATATCTGACTCTCCCTGAGCGACAAAGAACCCTTTCACCATATTGTGATTATCTGCGAAAGACTTAACCTTATTATATAGTTCTGTGAGATTGTTCATCTTATTCTTTTGTTAATTTACAAGTTACGCACAGCTTGAGCCTGTCTTTGTTCTGCAGCTTCTATCTTACTTTTCTGTGCTAAGAAACTCATCTCAGGCAATACAGTAGGCATAGGCAACATATATATTTCGTTGTATTTTGTAATGTCTTCATTGCCTAATTTCCTAACTATACTGTACCAATACCATTGTTGGTTAAACAACATCTGAGAGTTTTTATTTTCCACATCAACCTCACCTACATCCTCGTCTTCTTCGGGCGGCTCATAAAACACTCCTGCAAAGTCTTTAAACAAAGTCTTGTTTCTGTTTTCTATGAATTGATTTAGAATACAATAAACTTCTCTTACATCTGAGTTTAGTATTAGTTCTTGATTTTTATTTTCGTCTTCTTCTTTTTCGTTATCAAAAATATAGTGGTGTA